TAAAACCAAAGAGTTCCTCAAGAGGGGCTGGGCCACTTGCACGACCCCCGAATGTATTTAGACGTGCGCCAGCAGGACGAACTTCGCTCGTGTCCCACTCAGGAATCTGACCTGCATAAAGCAAGGAGATTAACTCACGCAGAGCGGTAGCCCAGCCTCTTCTTGAGTCGCCAACTTTAACAACAGTATCGCTAGGATACATGTCTTCGTTGACGATTGGCAGCTTCTCAATATGGTGACGTTCCACGGAGAAGCCTACACCAGTGCCACACATGAGGATGTACATTGTCTCGTCAAACGCACGAGGAGTATCCACTGGAACGTAGGAGCAGTTGTAACCCCCGACATGACACCTATCAAGTGCAGGGCCGGATGTCATCAACGCTCTCATGCTTGGCATGATGTCTTGGTTTAGCACAGCTTCTTCAAGTTCACCACGTAACTCATCTGCAAGTACGTAGTTGTGCTTCTTGTTAAGATGCTTTGCCATGTAATCAAAGTAGCGAGACACAGTTTCTGTCCATGTCTCACGCCTTTGTTCATCTTCTTTCCACCTTGCGTATCGGGAAAGAGCGATGAAGTTTTGGTAATCTGTAGGTAAGTAATTATTCATCTAGTTCTCCTGTATCGTTTTAATTGATTTGACATCGACACCATCTACATCGTAAAAGTATTCTTCGATGGCGTCCTGTATTTCGATGTCAACATTTCCGTCTGATGGTGTTGGATATTCATCTGGGTCTACGTTTAGTGTCATGTAGACTTTAACTCTTATCATCGTAGCAACCCTCTACTTCCTCAATAAGTTTATCCAAATACCATCGTGCTTTTTGTAGGTCTTCTGTTCCGTTCTTGTAGCGATAACGCCATAAGTATTTCATAATGTTACCTTGCAAGTAGAACTCAAACCCTTCCCCCGTGGCAGCAGCGATTGCTTCAATGCACTCCACTCCTGCCTTATTATAGTGTGGTGGTTTATTCACCATATCATTGTAATCTTCATTGTGTATCATCAAGCACTCCCCTTCGTCTGTGTATTAAAGTTAATCTTGATGACATTGCCATCATGCTCAACTGTGGTTGACTTCTCCTCTTGTACCACAGGTTCGTATTCATTGTCAAACGATTCCATCACATAATTGTGAACTAAATCACGAATTTCTTCATTATCTTCCATGATAGGCACAGTAGATGCCATCATTGTGCAGAAGTGAATCAAGTGTGAGTAGTCTTCATCATCGAAATCGTTATTGGGGAATGTGATTACAGCTAGGTCAATCTCACCTGTCCATGAACCATCCTCATCACGGAATGGACGAACACGCACCACGAAATCATCATTGTTAAGTTGTTCTTTGTCACTCATAGTTATCTCCTCTTTACTTTGCCACCCTTGAACTTTACGAACTTCGGATGCTTGTTCTTGCCCTTCTCTTTTAGCCAGTCCTCTGGGATGATGCGGTCATAGTATCTAAAGTTATACTTGATGCACCACTCAGCATAGGTTGACTTAGCACCCTTACGTAGCTTACGTCTGCTGTTCTCAAACACGAACCTGATATCCAGTTCAGGATGTTGCTTGCTAATAGCTAAGTGTTTGCGCCTATCTGCAGCAGTAAACATCCCCTTGCTCTCGATTATGATACCATTGTTAAGAACAAAGTCTGGTGTATAGGTTCGGTAGGCTAGGTCTTCCCATTCAATCTTCATACTCTCGTATTCAAAGTCAACGCCTTGTTCTTTGAGAGCCTCTGATATCTTGTGTTCCAAGCCTGACCGATACCCATACTTACGTGCCGCTCTAAACTGTTTCTGATTGAACGGCATTGCTTATACGTACTTCTCGTCTAAGTGGATGTATGATGTTATCTTAGGTGTCTTTGCCTGTGACATTACCGCAGGTTTCTCTGTGATATCGAAGCAGTCAAAGCGATATGAACAGAACGTGCAGTTCTTATTCAATACTGTGTTGCCTGTCTCCTTACCACGGAAGGTCTCTTTCTCTGGCTCGAAGCAACGCTTGAACTCATTCGTGTTCACAGTGTCGATTGTCTTCTCAACCTTCGTCAGTTCCTCTTCTAAGTCCATAGTAGCACGGACATACTTGAAGTCACCTGTTGCTTTGTTGACTACCCACCAGCCACCAACATCCTTACCTGATGCTTTAGCATAGCCAGCAAGCTGTGCTACATAGCCAAAGCTATCACCATTAGCCAAGGTGTCGTACGACTCAAACTTGTTATTGTACGACCAGTTGGATGCTGATTTAACATCATCCACAGCACCATTGATAACGATATCGTAAGTACCATTAATCTTTGCATTAGGTAATTCCAAAGTAACTTGTTCCGGCTCTTCATACTTAACACCTGCTTCTTTCAACAGACCTTTGAAGACAGCCTCAACGATGTCCCCAATCATCATGTTCATGATAAATGTGGTAGGCTTTGGTAAGCCAATCTCTGGTTTGTTCTTATCGTACCACAACTGACATGTGGGGCGACCAATGTTTGACATACGTAAGCGGAAGTCACCTCGCTTGTTGCCCCCACCAAATTGCTTGGTAAGGGCTTCAGCTACTTCAGATGCAACCTGCTTGATTGTGTCCTCAGACATAGAGGTGTCGCCCTTGACGGCACTCTCCATGTACTGGTGGACAGCTAGTTCAGCTGGATGGTTCACTATGCTACCTCAACTTCTTCATCAAACTCGACATCGACTACGCCATCAATGATGTCCTCGTCAATCTCTTCCTCGGCAGGTTTAGCTTTGTCTGCCCATGTGTTGATGATGTACTCGTTGTAGTTCTGAACCCAAGCCATGAAGTCACCGAATGTTTCCTGCTCAGTGTCCCCAAGGTCAAGTGTGTTAGACACATCCAATGACACGACTGGTAAGTAGAACGAGTTACCGTTAGGTAGCTTACGCTCTTCTGTGTTTGCCGTAATCAAGTGTTGCACTGGTAGACGCTTCATCTTGCCTAGCTTCGTGAACACTGTGCCTACATCCTTGAAAGCATCACGGTTCTCAATCTCCCAGATAAAGGCAGTCTCGCCAATCTCTACAGGATTGCCATGAATGTCAACAGGGTCAACCAGTTCTACTGTACCAAGCACAACACGAACACGCTTAATCTGACGAATCAAATCTTGTGTCTTCTCTGGTAGTGCCTTGAAGTCAGCGATGTACCCAGCTGGTTTACCGCAGTTGAACCCACCGTCATTGTCTTTCAAGTCAACAGTCAGGCTATCTGCCATAACAGTCTTGACGTAACGGTTAGGCTTATCACCCATACCCTTGATGAATCGCTTGTACATGTAACGCTGTAGGTACGGACGAATCTTGGCAGTGGTAGCAAAGAATGTGCCAACCTCTGGAATCTCTAGCTTGTATGTGCCACCAGAGACAACTTCCATGTTGACCTTCTTGCCATTGACCTCTGCCTCACCCATGATAGGTGAATGGTTGATACGCAGACGAGAGAGTGTGCTTGCCTTCTCTTTAGTCGATGATGATTCACCGCCAATGCCCATTGCTTTTGCCATTGCTGCGTAGTTGTTTGTATCAATTGTTGTAATGTTAGACATATTATATCTCCTTCTATTTGTGAAAGTTCAGTAGTTATATCAGGCCACGTCTTTGGTGTCAAGCCAATTCGGACCAATTTTTGCTTCTAATAATAGAGGCACATTGAAGACGACACCCCATCGTCCTGTGATTAGGTTGGGCAGGTCATCGTTAGTCTTGTTGATAACGTCAATGACTGCCTGTTCCTCGTCAGGGTGTACATCCACAACGATACTGTCGTGTACCGTGTTGACGATACATGACTTCATGTTTGACAAGAGACTGTCGATATGCAGTAGAGCGATTGGCACAATGTCTGCCGTAGCAAACGACTGCACAGGATAGTTCTTGATTTGTGTAAAGTGTGACACTCTGCCACGAACATTACGTGTTACATCAGGAAACGCAAACTCACGACCAGATGGTGTGGTAATCTTGCGAGTGTTCAGTGCTTCTTTAGCAAGCGTCTTATGCCACTCTGCAACGCCCTGATACTTCTGGGTGAAGTGTTCATAGTACGCAGCTTCCGCAGGTGTTCTGCCAAAGCCAGTCGCTCCGTAGAGTGGTGCGAATGTGTGTGCTTTCGCATCTTGTCTACTCGTCTGCTGACCAGCTTCAGTAATAACGGAAGCGGTATATGAGTGTACATCAAATCCCGTAGATACTTCTTCAATTGCAACCTCATCTTGTGATAGAAATGCAGCGGCACGAAACTCAAGCTGTGCAAAGTCAGCTTCCATTATCTTGCCACCCTCGAAACGAGACACGAACACTTTCTTCACAGGAAACGTACCACCACGTGGCATGTTCTGCATGTTCGGGTCACGACCACTGAAACGTCCTGTCGCTGTCATGTGTTGAGTAAGACGTACATGCAACTTGCCATCAGGCTTAGTGTAGTTACGAATACCATCAACGAATGATGACAGGTATGTGTCAACGGCAGATAAGCGTCTGACCTTAGATAAGAAGTCAACAGCATCGTCCATACCTTTGGAACGTGCGGCTTTCTCTAGTATCTCAAGGTTGCCTTTGCTTGTGCTGAAGCCGTTGGCACTTGCCCACTTTGCACCGGGCGGTTTGAACTTTAGTCCAGCGACATCCACAGTATCATTAAGCAGATAGCCAGCCCCATGACAGGACGAACATTTATTAGTTCTGGCAAATGGTGTTCCATCTTTCTTTACCTTTCGTATTTGACCAGTGCCATTACACTCTCTGCACTGCTCTGCTTTTGTCTTGTACAGACGCTCAGTACCACCAGCAATGAGACTACGGAAGTCTGCATCACCCATGTAAGGGTCAATAGCATTGCCCCAATACTGCTTGTCTAGTACACGTCTACCATAGATAACCCATGATAGTTGCTCTGGACTATTAAGATTGATAGGTGTGTCGCCCATCAACTTACGAACATGAACCTGCAAGTCATCAGTAAGCTGACGCTTCTCTGTCTCAAACTCAGTACGAACTTCTTCAAGTGTATCAAGTTCGACAGTAAAGCCACGCTGATAGATACGAGCAAGTGTAACACATACCTGATTGGTAAGGTCAACTGTCGGCATCAGTGTGCTATCGCCAGAGTTAAGGCGATACATCAGCTTATCTGACAACTGCTGTGTCGCATGAAGGTCATGAGATAGATACTCAGACAACTCAGCATGTGGGATATCACGGGTACTGTAACCCTGCTTGAAGTAATCCTTCAGCGTATCCTGCTTCTTCGTGTCTAGTTGGTATCGCTCTGCACAAGCCTCAAGTGACAGTGGTTCTTTCTGACCACGTTGCAATACATACTCTGCAAGCATCGTGTCAAATACAGGGCCATCATATACAAAGCCACATTCCCACAACCATAGTAAGTCGTGTGCCGCATTGTGCATGATAAGCACTGTTGCTTGGTCAAGCCATCGTTGTACGATAGTGTGACCTTGCTCTGTCTCCTCGACCTCTGAATGGTCAAAGGTGACAATCTCTTCTTCACCTGTATCAGCAAGCATACCAACCATAGTCAATGTATTAGTAGGCTCGAATGGGTCAAGGTGCATTTTACCGTCACGCTTGGTGACTGTGTTTTCTACGTCAAGTGTTAGTTTCATGTGTGTACCTCGCAAATCTAATCATGTCCATCGGTATCTGATAGAACATCTCTCCTGATGCCATATACTTATTCGATACTTCAACTGGTGTCAAGCCCTTAATGTCCTCGGACTTGAACGTAGCCGCTCTGGTCATGTCGTTATTCCAGATAAAGAATAGGGTTGGTGACGAGAAGAACTTACTCTTACGTTCAGGCAACTGTACCGTATCATACGGGAACGCATCACCCTTCCATACTGTCTTTACCTCACACTCTACATAGAACTTGTTGTCACCCTTCTGTGCAATCAAATCCTGTGCATAGATGTTTGGATTCTCTCTCATATCGTAGCCCATACGCTTCATGCAGTTCATTGTCACCTCTCGTGCAATCACATCGTATGTGCCGTGCAGTGACCTGCTGAAACGCTTCCTCATCCTTCATACCTCGCTGTCTGATAGTTCAGTTCACAGTTGACCATGCCGTGCCAGCCGTTGAGTTTGTTCTTCACAATGTTGATGTGACGTAACGGGCTTTCTTCTTCCTGCCCCTCAACAGATGGTGACTTAGCAATCAGAATCATAAGGTCAGCTTCTGCCGCCTTACCTGTTCGTGAGCCTTCCATCATAGACTGGTTCAGCATGACTTTGCCTTCTGCCTCTGCTGATAGCTGAGACATGTAGAACACAGCACAGCCATGTTCCTTGGCGATTTGTCGGGCATGGATTGCATTGGCCTTGAGAGCCTCGTCAGGGCGAGAGAACCCACCCTGTCGTGCAAACTTGTCACCCATATCAAGAACAAGAATGTCAGGCTTGTATGACTTGGCGATACTCTCTACCCAATTCATGTCACGACCTGATGCATCCTTAATCTTGATGTTGTCATACACAGGTTTGTACAGACTGCTTGCCTTCGCAATGTCTTCCTTCACCTGACGTGCAGTCATACCAGATGCTGATGTCAGGTAACGTGAACCTACACGATTGTATGGCTCTTCGTTACAAAGGATGACACACTTAGCACCCTGATGTGCAAAGCCGCCCGGCCCTGCAATGATGGATGCATGGAAAGATGTCTTACCTGTGTTGGGACGTGCGCCTACCTCAATCAACTGACCATCGTTGACACCCTCAATCTTCCGTGCAACAGACGGAATGTTGAATGTCCAACGTGCCTCTAGGTCAGCCTTGGCAAGCAAGGTTTCAATAGTGATGTCATCCCAATCTACATTTAGGTTAGGGGTGAAGTCATCACCATACTGTTCCATCAGGTTGCGTAGTTTCTCAAGGCTAGACGATGTGCCATTCACCATATCAAAACCGATGTTGGCTACATCCTCGCCAACTACCTGTTGAAACAACTTAGACAACACCTCTTGTGCTACGTCACTGCCCAATGGTGTCTCCTTCTTAATCTGGGCAAACAAGCTGGAGTATGCTTGCTTCTGTGCTGTAGTCAGCGTAGGGTTGTCAGATATAAACAGTGCCTCAATCTCATCAGGCGTTACTGTTCTCTCGTATCTGTCCATTGCAGTGTCGATAGACTGTTTAATCTTACGAACATCCTTACTGAACAGACGGTCAGGACAACGTGCGCCACGATGCTCATCGTAGAACGGCTTGTCCATAAGGCTTCTTACAAGTGCTAATTCCATTATCAATCTCCTATGTTGGTTAGGTTTTCAAAGTCTGTTGGGTTACGATATTTCAAATCGTCAGTCAAGCGCAGGACACGGACATCATCAACAAAGCCTCGTAGTTCCTTCGCCATAGCTAGGGTTTTGGGTAGCGCATCTGGGTCTAGCGCAATGATTGCTGTTGAGAACTGCGATAAGAACCTCTTGTGTGAATCTGATAATGATGTCCCCAACACGGCGACCCCACACCAAACATCATTACCTACAACCGCAGCACTTATGCAGTCCTCAACAACTACAGCCACCTTACCACTTCCATGTGTATAAGGCAAGCCATTATTTCCGTATCTTCGCCATTTAGGTAGACGTTTTCCCAACGCCCTGCCAGTAGCATCTACGATACGCCCATCATGTTTGACGGGAAACACTGCACGATGTTCTTTGACATCATACAGCAAGCCAAGGTCATCAGCATCAATACCATACTCATCCATTGCCCATGTAGCAACGTCAGATGTGCATGGCACGATGTAATCAGGCATAGTGAATACGTCCTGCTTGGCAAACTCTTCTGCACTACCGAACCCTGCACGGATGTCATCTACTGTGAGATGAACACGAGTGCCGCCTTTAGTGCCACAGGAAGCCTTGTAACAATTCCATACAAGACTACCCATGTTGTTAGTGACAGTGAATGTCTTTACTCCATGACACTCTGGACAGTCCATACGTTTGGTATGACCATTAGGAATATCCATATCACTTATAATGTTATATATATTATTCATATGTATTATCACTTTCTGTGTTGGCATTTGTAATGCTTATACCATGCTTCTTTCGTGCCGTCAACGCATGATTTGCACTAGCGTATGTATTTTTCATGTATGGTTTTACAGACTGTGGATTACTATGTCCAGTAACCGACATAATCTGTGCCATACCTACACCTGCCTCAACCATTTCAGTTGTGCCTGTTCTACGCAAGTCCATTAGACGTAGTTCCTCAGACAGCCCTGCAAGCCTCATGACGCTCCGTCCTGCTTTAGATAGCCTATCCATGCTGTAAGGCTCATAAGAGCCACCCACAGGCCGTGGACGGGGAGCAACATACGCTTGAAAGCCGAAGTCATCATGCTGTTGCTGTAGCATCTCACAAAGGTCATCACTGATAGGCAGTGTTACCTCTGCTCTACGCTTGCTCTGCTCAAGATACAGCTTGTTTGTATCAAAGTCGATGTTATCCCAAGTCAACATTCTCATGTCACCCAGACGCTGACACCATTCGTATGCCATGTGAACAATCAAACCAATGTTACGATAGTTGAAGTCACTATAACAGAACGACAGGAAGTCTTGCACATCCTTCTCTGACCACACAACCTTGCGTTGAGCAGGTGTTTTTCTCTTGATGTTAGCAAATGGATTGACCATTGCATATTCCATCTCGATTGCATACCGATACACAAGTGATGACACTGTGCATACATGGTTTGCAAGTGAGATACCACGTTTGACCCATCCTTCGTAAGCGTGTTTGGCTTGCTTAGATGTGATAGCATCATACGCAGTATCACCAAACTCACTGACCAGTATGCCAAGAAAGTATCTGTAGTCCTTTTGGCTACGCTCTCTTAACATACTGAAATCATTGGAAGAATAGTATGTCAATACTAAATCTTCTACTGTCTTCATGCCGCAATTAACTCCTTAAATGGTTTGCTTTCAATCCACTGTGACACCTTATGCTCACGAGTGAACATTGACACAGCACCTGTATCCTTACCTGTGTTCCGTAGGCTGAAGCCGTTACGCTCATCAGCATAGGAAGCATAGTTAGTGAAGGCAGAGTATAATGCCCACACATTCTGACCACGAACACTCGCCTCTTGGTTGTATAACCCAAACATCTTCTCTGCCATGCGGTCAGATTTGAGCATTGATTCAAGCATATTCTTGACATCACCTACGAACAGGGGCTTGTTTGCCCACCCTTGTAGACGCTCAGACTGTGCATAGAACGACTGTGTAGACTCTCGTAGGTCACGAATGAACCTATCCATGCTGAAGTTAGATGTGTTCTTACGTCTAATCTTGTCATGCTCACCACGAATCATGCCGTTAGTGCAGAAGAAGTCGATAGCCCCAAAGAACACTTGGTTTGAACATGAACCATCCACACCATGCAACGCAATGATACGCTGTGCAATGGTAGTTGTATGCTTATCACTCTCAATACGAGCAGTCACATTAGGAAGTGTCATGTCAAGCATAACCCATGCATTGTCTCGTGCAGTCTTCCACTTCATGTTCATGCTATCGCATTGCTCTTCGCCCAAGTTCTCTGTGATGGTGTCATGAACACCACCAAAGAAGTCCGTGTGACTAGCACACTGGAATGTGTTGCCCACTACGCCAATGTATTCGCCAGTCTTACCATTGACTACATACTTCTTGTCCTTGACCTTAGTAGGTTCAAACTCTACGTTGAAGTCTAGGTTTTCTGGAATCATCTCATCCATCGGAATCATATCTAAAGGCATATCTATCTCCTTCCATTTTCTATATGTCTACTGACATTGTGTTGTGTAACTACCCCCTACCCCTATACTCAGTAGGAACTCTACATTACGGGAACCTTTTTGGTTAAGTTAATTATATAGCATATATAACTAATACAATCAACTCTATTATGATAAGTGTTTCAAGCACGTTCTTTTTCCTTTCGCTCTAGCTTGTGCAATGTCATGGTAATCCATGCTTGCAGTGTCATCTCTTTATCTTCCTGCGGCAGATTATTTTCTAGCCGCTTGCACATTGTTAGCAATGCCCACTCTTCCCCATCCAACATAATCAGTCCCATCTATAGAAAACGTGGTCAGCAATCTGAACCACTTTGGTTTTTGTTTCAGCCCACTCTGGGTGGACATACGTTGCATGATAGTGTGTCGAACCCTCAACGAAATCGTCTAGGTTTCCTGCATACACACCCATTGCAATCATCTTTGCTTGCTCCCATGCTGTGTTGTCTGTCGGCTTGTCACTCTTACCGTCACAATACCAACTGAATTGACAACGATTACGCACAGGAAAGTTCTCTGTCCATGAGTATGTCGGGCCTTGCTCGACTACCTCACATACAGTGTTTGGATACCTGTCATCACTCACCCTGTTCATGACCACCTGTGCCACCGCAACCTGCCCAATGAAGGGCTGGTCACGTGCCTCGTGGTATATGTTAAGTGCTAGGCATACAAGTGCGGCTTCAAACATTACTTTTTCTCCATGCTAAACCATACATACCCATCAGCATTGATGTTAGGTATGTCTGATGCTTTGTGTTTGCCTGTATAAACAAACTCATATCCATCAGCGTGTTTGTTATTCATGTCCTCAATAAACTCTGCGTTATCTTGAAAGAACATAGCGATTGTAAGTGTTGCTAAAATACTAAGCATAGCTTGTCTCCTCTAAAATAGTCTCAGCCATTTGCAATGGTCAAATTGAAAATTGTCTATACGATGCACATCAGGATGCTTTCGTGCATAGGCAGTGCAATGCACTTCGTCTGTCTCATCATCACACCACGAATTGATTTCATACCATTCGCCACTAGGTGCTTTGACAATTATCCAATCCTCTTCAAACAACTCAGAGTCTGCTCTGTCCTGTAATTTCATCACACGAGCCTCACCCCTGCCATACAGGAAGCCGTGGTCAAACTTATCCACAGTCAATGTGTATTGCTCCATGTCCATGTCATCTGGGTTGGCATAGTCATCTGGAAACAGTTTGTCCATGCGTTCTGTGTAGTCCTCGTTGATGAATAGTTCAGGGTTGTCATCAACCTGCCACCCATCATCGCTATCCCAATAACCTGTAGGGTCTACCTTTTCCTGTGCTTCCTCCGCAGTCCGTGCTTCCACAATCTCTTCTATGTAGTCGTGTGATATACGAACAGTTCTTACATTCCATTTATACATTGGCATCGGGGATATCCTCTTCTATAGCAGTCGGAACATGGTCAAATTCATCTACGTCTTCATCGC